TTGCGTTCCGATATCTTGTTTGATATTGAACCATTGACCGATAATCAAAAGAAACTCTTTGATGCATATAAGGAGCAGAAGCATATCATCGCATATGGTTGTGCTGGTACTGGTAAAACCTTTATCACACTCTTTAATGCTCTGAGAGAGGTTCTGGATGAGAGAACTCCCTACGAGAAAATCTATCTTGTACGCTCTCTTGTAGCAACCAGAGAGATTGGTTTCTTACCTGGCACCTATGAGGACAAAGCGGACATCTACCAGATTCCTTATAAGAATATGGTAAAATATATGTTCCAGATGGCATCTGATGCTGACTTTGAGATGCTGTATGGTAATCTCAAGGCACAAGAGACCATCAAGTTCTGGTCAACTTCTTTTCTTCGTGGCACAACACTGGATAACTCTATTGTTATCGTAGACGAGTTCCAGAACTGTACCATGCACGAACTAGATTCGATTATCACCCGTATTGGTGAGAACTCCAAGATTATGTTCTGTGGTGACGCAACTCAATCTGACCTTAATAAGGCAAATGAGCGTAATGGTATTGTAGACTTCATCAACATCTTGCGTAGTATGCCATCTGTTGATATGATCGAATTTGGTATTAGTGACATCATCCGTTCTGGATTGGTCAAAGAATATATCGTAGCAAAAACTGAAGCAGGTATGTAATGTTTAATCATGTTGATGTGAATCTCCCCAAACTTGAAAGGGAGACTATTGATGGTGTGCGTTATTATAAGGTACCCGATGAAGAAGAATTTCTGAAACTGGTATCTATTACTTCTATCACCAGTCATTTTAATAAAGAGATCTTCATCAACTGGCGAAAGCGAGTTGGCACTGAGGAAGCAGATAGGATTACCAAGAGAGCAACCAGTCGTGGCACTGATATGCACACTCTGGTAGAGCATCATCTTAAGAATGAAGACCTTCCTAAGGTTCAACCTATCTCTGACTTCTTGTTTAAGATTTCTAAAGAGAAACTGAAAAACATAAATAATATACATGCTTTAGAAGGTTCCCTATATAGTAAACACTTGGGAATTGCGGGAACCGTTGATTGTATTGCCGAATATGACGGCGAACTAGCGATAATCGACTTTAAAACATCTGCAAAACCGAAACCACGGGAGTGGATCGAACACTACTTTGTGCAGTGCATGGCATATGGTTGTATGCTGTACGAACTGACTGGTATCTCAGTCAAAAAACTTGTAATCATTATGGCTTGTGAAAATGGAGAATGCGTCGTCTATGAAGAGCGTGACAAATCAAAGTACATCAAACTGCTCAGCGAATACATTAGAAAGTTTGTTGGAGATAAGTTGGAACTCTATGGAACCAAATAAAGAACTAGAAAAGGTAATCGAGAGTAAGTTTCTTACTCCCTCCAAGTTTGCTCTAGAAATAGAGAAGATTGTGGCGGAAGATAAGATGAACTACATCGATGCTATCTGCTATTACTGCGAGATCAATGAACTTGAGGTAGACTCAATTACTAAGTTGATTTCCAAACCACTCAAAGAGAGATTGAAGTATGATGCTATCAGTCTCAACTTTATGAAAAAGACTTCGAGAGCAAAATTACCTTTATGATCGTGACTCCCTTTGAAACTTACCAACATTATTTGTCACTCAAAAATCATTTCACAAACCCCAAATACGACTTCTTCAAATACGGAGCAAAGACCCGTGCCAGTGTAACTTCCTTTAATAAAAGAAGGGATAAATATTGGTTCGAGAAAACTTCTAGAAAGTACTCCGATGAAGAGGTCGTTGACTTTCTTGTATCAAACTTTGTTGCGTCAGATAACCCAGGAAATACATGGATTGGTTCAATCATAAACGACGGCGAGAGAACTTACGCCGACTGGAAGAAACGCAAACAGAGTTCGACTTACTTGTTCAAAGAACAGTCGGAAGAATTACTATCGAACAAAAAATTAGACGATTTGTTCAAGTGTTCGAGCGGACATCCTCCAATTCTAAAAAGGTTTCTTGGTGGAACCCTTTCCATCGAAAACCTAATAATCTATGATATAATATTTGGGTTCTCACAAAAGTTCGACAAGAAATTGTTAGACCCAGTGTGGGAAACCGTCAGTCTGAAGATTAAAAAATATAAACCATTCCTAAATATTAATGTAACCAAATACAAAAAACTTTTGAGGGAAATTCTAGATGAGTAGTTTTTTTGACTCTGAAATTATACAAGATGAACTAAAAGAAATTAACGAGATCCAGGAGTTTCTGTACTCGACAGTTTTTACACCAAATACAAAAAACTTTTGAGGGAAATTCTAGATGAGTAGTTTTTTTGACTCTGAAATTATACAAGATGAACTAAAAGAAATTAACGAGATCCAGGAGTTTCTGTACTCGACAGTTTTTACATTTGGTTCACTTAGTAGTGAAGAAAAAATTGACCACATCGATAAGATGACTGAACTTCTGGATAAACAGAAGGTCATGTATACTCGGTTGTCGTTATCTGACGATCCCGAGGCAATCAAAATGAAGGAACAACTCAAGAAGTCTATTGCACTTATGGGTTTTCCTGCAGATACGGATATGAACACGATGTTCGATGCCATGCAGAAGACCATCAGTTCTTTGAAAACGTATCTTGACAAGTGATATTGTCTTCGTTATAATATCCAAGTAAATCCAAACAATCCAATCAATCCGAGGTAATCTAATGGGCTTTGCCGATCTTAAAAAGCAATCCAAGCTGGGTTCTTTGACCGCCAAACTGGTCAAGGAAGTCGAAAAAATGAATAATAATGGTTCCACTTCAGGCGATGAGCGCGTGTGGAAACTGGAATGTGATAAGAGTGGTAACGGTTATGCCGTTATCCGTTTCCTCCCTGCTCCTGATGGTGAGGATCTTCCTTTCGTCAAACTGTACTCCCACGCCTTCCAAGGTCCTGGTGGTTGGTACATCGAGAACTCTCTGACCACTCTGGGTCAGAAGGATCCTGTTTCTGAATACAACACGCTGCTGTGGAACAACGGCACCGATGCTGGTAAAGAGACTGCGCGTAAGCAAAAGCGCAAACTGACTTACGTCTCCAACATCTATGTTGTGAAGGATCCTGCTAATCCCCAGAACGAAGGTAAGGTCATGCTGTACAAGTACGGCAAGAAAATCTTCGACAAACTCACTGCTGCTATGCAACCTGAGTTTGAGGATGAGGAAGCAATCGATCCGTTTGATTTCTGGCAGGGTGCCAACTTCAAACTGAAAGCAAAGAATGTCGCTGGTTATCGTAACTACGATTCCTCTGAGTTCGCCCGTCCTGATGCTCTTCTGGACGATGATGAAGAAATGGAATCCGTATGGAAGAAAGAGTATTCTCTTGCAGAACTCGTTGCCGCTGATCAGTTCAAGACTTACGATGAACTGAAACTGCGTCTTGATTATGTTCTTGGTAACAAGGGCACTCCTCGCCTGCAACAGGATGAGGACCTTGAGGATGAGAGCGAAGGTCGTGGTCCTGTCAAGGATCTGACTGACGACATCCGCAACGAACTGGAATCTCTCCCCACTTCACGCACTGTGACTGAGGAAGATGAAGACGATACCCTGTCTTACTTTGCTAAACTCGCTGAGTGATCAGAGAATCGTATTTCTTGTATTCTCTGTTTTAATCAGTCTAGTATCAACGTATTGAGAAGACCTCTGATAAGTCATTATGTCTCTCATATCGTTTAAGAACTGTTGTAAGTAACTAGGTCTCAGAAGGAAGATTGATCTTTTAGCATCATTCTTCCTTGTTTCGTAAATGTAGTTACTTACTCCAGTTGTTGGATTTAAGTCAGCGGCAGAGTAGTCATCAGGATTAGGAATCTTGAATCCCTTATCAACTACTTTGCCTGCTGGTAGAATCAATCTACCTCTACTATCTTTTACTTCTGTGGTTTCAAAGTGATGAGTCGCATTTAAATCATTACCATAGATTCTTTCAGCATAATCATATAAATCTCTATCAGATAAAGGCCATTCATCTCTGACGTTTACGATACCAGCGGTGATGAGCACAACCCAGTCAAGTTCAGGGTTGCCATAGACATCATCTGCTACAGTATCTGGTCTAGCACCTTGTCTAATTTCATACTTATTGAATAGTGTAAAAGTATTCTGTAAATCCTCACGCAGTTTAACGCGACGAAACAGATTCTTTACTTCAATATACTCATCAGCAGAAGTTCTACCAGAGAGTGGTGATTGATATAGTAAGTTTGGTAGTTCTCTGAAAAATCCCATTTTAGTATCCTACACCTCCAACTGAATCGTTGTAATCTTCGCTGTAAATAGGTGTTAGTTCGTTGAATGTTAGTGTCATTATTGTTGATACTGGTGTTCCATCATCATAAGTTGCATAAACACCATCACCTGTGTAATTAACAGTCATGTTTGTTAGAGCACACAACTTAAATCTATTTAAGAATTGGTGATTACCACCACCTTCACCAAGATATCTAATTTGAAAGATATCTGGTGACTTTAAGAATATTCCATTACTTCTAGGAGAAGAATGTTTTTTGAATACTCTGATAATCTGTCTTATTTCTTCTGCTTCCTTACTAAATCTTGGAGTAAATTTAAATGCAAAAGTAAATGATCTAAGTTTAGGACCAGTAAATAGCAATTCCATGTTAGGATTGATAATTACCCCACTACTTCTCGCTAAAAGTTGATTGAAATCTAAATTTCCACCAAAAGCACTAACAGCTTGATTCGCAAAGAAATTATTGACTAAATTATCAGAATTTCCTGATATTGTACCAATTAAATTTTTTATTCTTGCTCCTGCACTTCTCAGTCCCTCCTGATTTCCTGCGATTAAGTCACTAGCAACACCGAGACCCGCTTCTTGTAAGAAGTTTAGGTTTCCTGAACCATAATCAGCACCATTATTATCACCAATCTGAGATGGAACTGGTAGTGTTACAGTTCCAAGTATGTCTGCATTTAAGTCTCTTTGACCTTTTTTAGGATCTGTAAACTGATTTTGAACTCCTGTTCCTTGATTCAGTCGATTAGTTCCCACTGGACCACCAGTTCTTCCTGCTCTTTTATACTCTATAACACTAAATTGAATGTAGTCTTGGGTTGACTCCATTCTTTCATATGGGTATCTAAGATTTTCCTTTGTACCTTTTTCCCAACCGGTACTTTGTAAAGTAACAGATTCATTTCCAAATGTTGGATCTTTATTTACTTGTTCCTGTTCTACAGGAGCACCATTTCCACCCCCTGTTGGTTTCTTATCATCCGCTGGTGGGTCAACACTATTTTGTGGATCTGTAACAGGTGGTGCATTTGAACCTTCTTTTTTCTTTTTAAACCAAATACCATATTCTTCTTTTGTTGCTGGAATCCACTTAACTCCATCCCATTTTTTATAACGTTGGGTTCCAGCACCCCATTGCCACATAGGTATGGTCTCTTGAATAACTTCTCCTACTGGATGAGGTGAGCCTTTAATCTCAACTTTACGAGTTTCTGCCAGTGATTGCATGGCAGTTTCACCTGGAAACGCCTTTTCTAACGCTGCTAATGCATCCGTTGCGAATGTATCTTTTGACGACATTATCTACTATCTTTTTAGTTATTTAGACGGATATACCCATATGGAATCTCTATCATATCTTGTAACTCTTCTGGTAACACTTCATACAGACCACCAACTATTTCACTCCAGGTATATTGTCTATGTTCACCCCAGTGAAAGTTCATGCCACGAAATCCCCATTGGAATACATCACTGACTGCCACTAGTGGATTCTGGTCATATTGTATATTGGGTGTCTTGGGAATATAAACGAATGTATAAAACTTACCCGCTGTTGGAATCTTGCTACCCTCTGTGAGAGTCTCCATAATTTCCAGCATCATATCATCTGGTTTTTCAATACCTACGAGACGACGAACTAAACCGCGAACACGATTCTCTTGGTCGTCGGTTGGGAATGCCATCACTTAATACCTAATTCGTTTTCTGTAAGAACCTTGAACTCCCACATTCTGTCTTTACAGAACTCTCTTGCTGCCTTCCACTTTGCCTGGTTCTTGGCATACTCATAGACTTCGTAGATGTAACCCTTAGTCTTTTTCTTCTGAACCTTGGGTTCCATACATTGTTTTAAAGGTTTGATTTCAATGATATACTTTTTAATTTGACCTGTACTCTCTTTTACCTTAATATAGAAGTCAGGGTAGTATCTGTGAATCCTATTATCAATCGGAGAACGATATGGTAGTGCTATTTCTTCACTTCCCCATTCAAGTATGTTCTGGTTTCTATCACAGTAAACCATGAACTTACGCTCCCACAAAGAGCGATATACTATATTAGATGGGTTGCCTTTATACTTCTTCGGGTGCGACGGTTGATATTTTCCCTTATATGACATCTAAATAACTATAACAATCACAGCTATATTTAGATGGCAGTTAGTATTAGAAAAGGGTCGCTATACAATATTAATAGAACTGCTCTATCCACACCAGCACTTACTAATCTATATCAGGTTGATTTAAGTGTTGAAAATGTAGGAATGGCAGAAGCAATAGCAGGAGATCGCTTAAGGGATTATTTGGGTAACATAGGATTGACAAATGATTACATCTCTCGTAATATTGGTATTGCTTGTTTTGAGGCATCTCTCCCTGGGAGTTCTTTTGCTACTGCTGAAGTAAAGGATAACTTTCAAGGTATTAATCAACAATTTGCTCATACGAGATTTTATGTTGATTCATCATTCTCATTCTATATTGATAAAGATTATAGAGTCTTGAAACTTTTTGAAGGATGGATGGACTTTATAGCAGGTGGTGTTGGCGGTCTGGACGTAAATGATCAAAGATTTTATGTTAGAATGAGGTATCCAGATACCTATAAATGTGATAACCTTACTATCACTAAATTTGATAAGAATTTCGAT